GTCTCAGTCTGGCTCTAAGCTTCTGTCTGTTGACTTTAATGCTGGCACAGGCTCCATTCGTAACGGTCTCGTTACTTCTGGTAAGCTGCGTGGCTTTAGCATGTACAAGTCTAACAACATTGCGCCCACCGATAACGCTACTGGTAAGGTACTGGCTGGTCACATGTCAGCCATCTGTACTGCACAGACTATCACTAGCACTGAGGTCATTCGTGACCCAGACAGCTTTGGTGACATCTGCCGTGGTCTACACGTATTCGGTGTTAAGGTTATGCGACCTGAAGCACTTGTTGGTGCGTTCTACGTAACAGACTAAGTTGTATCTAAATAAGTGCGGGGGCTGTAAAAGGCCCCCAATCTTTTAACAAATTCAAAGGCAAGAAAACCTATGGCAACAACCTACCTAGACTTAACCAATGAGCTTCTCCGAGAGCTGAACGAAGTACCTCTTGAATCAGGTAACTTCTCTACAGCTATTGGCGTACAGGCGCACGTTAAAGATTCTGTCAACAAAGCATACTTTGACATTATCAATCAAGAACCTCAGTGGCCTTTCCTGTCTGCCGGTGAAAGCGGTGAAGTTGACCCTATGTACGGTAACGTATATGTGGAGACAGTTGCAGGACAGCGTTATTACGAGCTAAAAGCTTCTAGTGATTCCATTATAAACGACTACGGCTCGATTGATTGGGATAACTTTTATATTACTACAGTAGGCGTAGCAGGCGAAACTGCACCCTACGCAGGCAACAACTTACGCTTCACAACCACCCAAGAGTGGAAAAGCTTCCGTCGCATCGGAGAGAACTTAGACGATGCAGACACACAATCATACGGCGAACCAGACCGAGTTATACGTAGCCCAGACGCACGTAAGTTCGGCCTAAGCCCAATCCCAGATAAAGTATACCGTGTATGGTTCTATGCTTGGAACCTCCCTACAAAGCTTGTAAGCTTCGGTGACGAGATTGTATTCCCAGAGATGTATTCTACTGTGTTACTTGCTCGTGCTCGATACTATATTTGGCAGTTTAAAGACAACCCACAAGCAGCAGCATTCGCACTAGATGACTACAAGAAAGGACTCGACAGTATGCGCTCTAACCTTATTGAGCCTGTTCCTTTTTACATGACTGATGACAGAATGAGATTCGTATAATATGGCAGCTTCCCAACCGTTTGGTTTCTCGTGTAAGGGTGGTCTTAACACCAATATCAGCGAGATTGAAATGCTCAAGCAGCCCGGTATCGCCACAGAGTTAATGAACTTTGAGGTTGACCCCGATGGCGGCTATCGCCGTATCAACGGCTTTACAGACTACGGTGGCGGTAGCACCGCAAGACCTAACAGCTCTAATGCTGTTTTAGGCATTAAGACTTATGCAGACGGCGTAATCGTTTGCAGCGGAACAAATATTTACTTCAGTAATGATGGCGCAACTTGGTTGCAAATTAACAGAGCCTCTGTTGCTGGTAGTGGTGACAACTACACAGCCTTTACAGGTCGTTCAGCTCTTGCACGTACAGCCCAAGGCCAGTCTTCTATTTCTATTTTTGAAGGAAGTAAGTCCATATACGGCGAAGTAGTTATATGCGACGGAGCTAACAAGCCTTACTATTTTTACATGACAGGCACAGGCGATTTAAATACTCGTACATTTTTCGCCGCCGAGATTACGGTGTCAGGAACAGATGCGCCGACAGTAGGTACAATACATAATAACTTCTTAGTAGTTTCAGGCGTTGCCGCAAAGCCTAACACAGTCACTAACAGCCATCTCCTAGAAGTAGATAACTTTACAGGTTCAGGCGCTAATGAAGTAGTCCTTTCTGATAAAGTAGTAGGACTTAAAAGCTTCCGAGGCGATTGCATTATCTTCTGTCAGAACAGCATCCATAAGTTTGTGAACATGGAAGACAAAACAAACGCAGCTATTGTTCCTATCACTAAGAACGTAGGTTGCTTAGACGGCAATAGTATTCAGGAAATTGGTGGTGACTTAGTATTCCTAAGCCCTGACGGTATCCGAACACTAGCAGGCACAGCACGTATTGGTGATGTTGAGCTGACTTCTGTAAGCAGAAACATTCAACGTATTGTAAGTGACATTTCAAACAACATAAACAATTTTACAATCAGCAGCGTTGTACTGCGCTCTAAGTCCCAGTATCGTTTATACTACAACAACTCAAGTAACGGCCCGGCAGAATCTAAAGGCATTATCGGTACATTTACAGGCCAAGGCTTTGAATGGTCAGAGTGTCAAGGTATTGAAGCTCCAGCAATAGATAGTGGCTTTTTGTATTCTGGCGTTGAACAAATAATACACGGCGATGGTGACGGTTACGTATATAATCACGATACAGGTAATTCTTTTATACACGCAGGCTCAGCAGCAAACGTAAACGCTCGTTACCAAACACCTTACTTAGACTTTGGTGATATGGGTACACGTAAGACTGCTCAGTACATTAAGCTATCAGCAACCCCAGATAAATTTGCTGTGGGCTTTGCACAACCAAAGCTTCAAGTTCTTTTTGACTTTGAAGACACAGGAATCCAACAGCCGCCTATTTATACTCTTCCGGTTATTCGCTCGGCGGCAGAGTTTGGTGTAAGTCTGTTTAACGATGCTTACTTTGGCTCAGCGGATAACCCGCTACTACGCCAAACAGTTCAGGGTAGTTTTTACTCAAGCAACTTTAAAATTAGCAGCGAAGACCAACTTTCACCATATACTATTAATGGTTTATATATTAATTACGTTCCCGCAGGCAGGAGATAACTAGATGGCAGGCACAAGCTATACACGACAAAGTACAATTGCAGATGGTAACATCATTACTGCGGCTCTTTTTAACAATGAGTTTAATCAGATTCTTAATGCTTTTGCATACGCAAGCAGCGGAACTACAGGCCACCAACACGATGGCGGTGCAGGAGAAGGCGGTAACATTGCTAAGATTGGCGACCAAGACTTTCTAAATAAAATTGAAGTTGATTCAACTAACAATCGAATTGGTTTGTTTGTACAAGTAAGCAGCGGTACAGTAGAGCAAGTACGCATTCAAGATGGAGCAATTGTTCCTGTAACCGACAGTGACGTAGACCTCGGTACATCTTCTGTACGCTTTAAAGATGCTTACTTAGATACAGTAAGCGCAGCAACTATTACAGGCACCGGAACTACAAATATTGTAACCGGCGTGGTTACAGGTGACTTAACACTTACTGGTGCAGCAGCTAATGTTGTTTGGGACTCAAGTGAAAACACTCTTGAGTTTGCCGATGACGCTTACGCTGCGTTCGGAGCTTCTGACGACTTGCTTATTTACCACGACGGAAGTAACTCTTACATTAAAGAAGCCGGTACTGGTAGCTTATATGTTAGGGCAGATGCCGAAATACTTATGGGTAGTGCTAATGGAGCTACAAGTTTAACAGTTAATGGCTCAACAGGAATTACTGTAGCTTCTTCAGCAGCTACGAAGTTTACTGTAGATGCAAACGGCTTGTCTGTTCCTGATGATGTTAAGTTAAAGTTTGGTGCTTCTGAAGACCTTGAAATTTTCCACGACGGCAGTAACTCATGGGTTAAGGATGTTGGCACAGGTAACTTATATGTTCAGGGAGCTGCTAATATTAGTTTAATTTCTGCCGCTACTACGTACGGCGTATTTGGAACTTCAGTAGACTTATATTACAGCAACAGCAAAAAGTTTGAGACCACTAGCACAGGCGCAACTATTACAGGGAACGCTACTGTAACCGGCGCTGTTGGCGCACAAACGGTTAATGCTTCTTCTTCTATTGATACTCCACAAATTGAAGTTACAACTCTTAAAGCTCGTGATGGCTCAACTGCTGGTACTATCGCAGATTCCACAGGCGTTGTGACTCTTGCAAGCTCTGTGTTGACCACCGCTGATATTAATGGCGGAACAGTTGATGGTTCAGTTATCGGCGGTTCCACAGCCGCAGCAGGTACGTTTACCACTATTAACGGTACTACTTCTACTGTAACAACTTCAAACGCTACAACAGTTGATACAACCAATCTTGAAGTTACAAACCTTAAAGCTAAAGATGGTACTGCCGCAGGCTCTATTGCAGACTCTACAGGCGTTGTGACTCTTGCAAGCTCCGTACTGACTACTGCTGACATTAATGGTGGTACAGCAGACAACGTAGTAATTGGCGGCTCAACAGCAGCAGCAGGTACATTTACAACCGGAACAATTGCTACTGCTGATATTAATGGTGGTGCAATTGATGGTACAGTGATTGGCGGCTCCACAGCCGCAGCGGGTAGCTTTACTACTCTTGGGGCTACTGGTGTTATTAGCGGAGCCGACCTTACACTGACTGATTCAACTCCTAGAATCCAATTTAATGACTCTGACGGAACAAACCAAAGAACTGAGCAAATACAGGTTGGCGGTTCTTTTGTGACTACAGTTAGAAACAACACTAGCCACGGTGCAATCGAGTTTAAATCTAATAACGGCACAGACAATCTTCTCAGGTTCAAAGTAGCTAGTGATGGTGATTTTAATTTCTATAATAGCTCTGCTGTTACTAAAATGAAGTGGGATGCGCCCAATGCACGTTTAGGTATTGGCACAACATCTCCTAGTGCTACTCTTGATGTTGTAGGTAAAATTGAAACATCTGAGGGTATTTATTTAGGCGGTACTAGCGGTTCAAATCTTTTAGACGATTACGAAGAAGGAAGTTGGACTCCAGTAATGCGAGACGCTACTTCTGGTGGTAATGTTGCAGGGGCATCAAACCTTTCTGGTGTTTACACTAAAATCGGAAGGCATGTAAACTTAACTATTCGTGTGATAAATGTAAGTAAAACCGGCATGACTGGGAGCAATGATGTTTATATTACTGGTCTTCCATTTGCTGCTGCTAATTTGAGTCCATCATTTAGACATGTTGGGACTGTAGAAAGCACACGCATTGATTATGGAAGCTCTATTCAAAGCAGAATCACAGAAAATACAAGCTACATGATATTAAGTAGCTCTACAAATG